CATTCCAGTAGAATCTGTCATCGGCACGAACAGCATCAGCTTCCCATGTCATACCGATAGCAGACTTATCTTCCTCAGATGCCAAGCGAATCCAGTTAGCAGGGTATTGAATATCGTTGTGTGTAAAGGGTGTATCCAGTTGAATAGTCTTTGTTCCAAGTTTAAAAGGCATAATATTTCCTATCTTGCGTTAGAGTTTAAATGTGTTTCCATGATTCTTTGTGCCAAATTCTATAAACAGTAGATGGCACAATATTAAATTCACTACATAATACTTTGTAGTCATCATTAGCCCTAGACCTAATCTGAGATATTTGCTCATTGGTAAGTTTGCTATGACCTTGAGATTCACCTTTGGCATGGCGATTTTTTGCCATTTTGTCTTTTTGGTTATCTAGTGCAGTTCCTAAAAATAAATGATTTGGATTTACACAGGATGGATTGTCGCATTTATGGCAAACACACATATTTTTAGGTATTACACCAAAATGGATTTTGGCACTAAAACTATGCGACCTTGTCATAATCTGATTATCGCCATCCCAAAACTGACCATAACCATCTTTGTCTTTTGCACCAAGAAATAACCAACATTCATTATCTGAACGCTTGTCAGTTTTTGACCAAAACTTTTGTTTGCTATTTATTTTAGGTCTGCCCATATCATCACCTAGCATTAGCATAGCGAAAAGGCGACTCGGCAAAGGCGGCATATATAAAAGTTTGCCCACTTTGGTTTGTTGCACTATCAGAGCTTCTTAATTTAAATCCATTAGACAAAATATCCATATTTTGATTGCTTGAATATTCTGAATCAGAAGCATTTGGAATTAATGTTCTACCTGATACATTGTATGTATCTCTAGCTGTATCGTGAATAATCCAAATATTTGTTGTAGTTGTTACTTTAAACATAATAAATCTAGGTCTAAACCCTGTATATACAAAAGTTCCATCACTAGAACCATTACCTGTGTATGAGCCAAATGCACTATAGCCAGCGACTTGGGCAAAACAGTAGGCTACATTAGTTGCTCCGTTTGTATTTAAATCTCCAGCACTTCCTAATGAAAACACAGAAGAAGTAGGAGCTGTGTTGTTCCAAACAGTTGATTGTGTAGTAAAAGCATTGGTAAGTTGTAATGCTAAATATCCTGTTGCTGGACTTGCAGCCATGTTTTGATGATAACAAATCCACCATCCAGACTGTGAGCGGCTTTTACCAATAATCATGCTAGGTGCTATACCCAATCCATGCCCTACTGTCGCATTACTTCCTGTGCCTGTATAAGTAACAACACTAAATCCAGCACTTGTATTAGCACTTACTGTAGATGTAATAGAACCTGCTGTGTTGGTTACGGCTGTGCCGTTTGCTCGCCATTGCCATGCTACATAAGCATCGCCTGATTTATTTACACCACCATTAAATGTAGCATCTGTGCCAAGAGTAAATCCATTAGAAGCAAAAGCAGTTAAAGTATCTGTATATGTAGATTCTGAGCTTGTGTCGTTTGAAAATAAACCTTTTAATGCACCTCGATTTACATCATAAAGTTGATGCCAAAAAGAACCATTAGACCTATTTTTAATCCACACAAAGTCAGGTTGAAAACTACCTGAGTTAGTTATCGTTCTTGCTGTGGCATTTCCTGTATAAAGACTTACATCCATATACTTATTCGCTGTTGTAGATGCAGTAGCACCAATCGTAGGAGTAGGTAAGTTAAATGTGTTTAGTCTATTAAAGCCTGTTGGTGGGGTGTAGGCGAATGGTCTTTGACCGAAGTTGAACACTGCGGCTGTGTTCAAGTTGGAAACACCTGAAGCTGGATAATAGGGTCCGCTTGTAAGCCCACTAAACGCTTGACCTTGACTTGTATTGTTCTTGTAGAAAGTCAGCGTTCCAGCATCAGCATCAAAAGCCACCCCAATTACATCGTTTGTTGTGTAAGTTGCTCCGTAAGCCGAACTAGAGCCGTTTGTGTATTTGACACCACTACCGCCTTCATAACTCCAACCAAAAGCATTTGACCCTAAGTAGGTAGTCCAATCGTAACCATCTTTTGCAATACCAATAGTAAATTGGCTGCCTGAATTTTGTGGGATAACTTCCCAATACCACTTGCCAGAGGTAACTCCCATAGTGGCAACAGCAGTGATAAATCCCGAACCATTTCGAACAAGTTTTAAATTACCATCTTGTGTATACCAAGAACCGCCAGAACTGCTTGGTGGCAATGGGTTGACCACACAATAATTAGCCGTAGTAGCACTTGTCAGCGTAGGCACATCGGTCATACTGTCATAAGTAGAGCCTGATGTAATGCTGATATTGTTTGTAGTCCAATAGTTTGCGTTGCCTGAGAAGTCTTTTCCTAGTCCCACATTCGATGATGTAGTCAGAGCAGAGTTATCGGTAAATGGTAAATAGAATCCGTTAGTGCCGTAAGTTCCTGTGTATTTCTTAGGAATCCATACTCCAGTTGTTGCGGATGTTTGACCAAATGAGGATGGGGTTAGTTGCTGTGCATTGACAAAGTTTACTTCTGTTATATATCCATCAAAAGGCTGTGCTGTTAGGGAATATGCTAAATCACCAATGTAATGCGTAATAGCAGAATTTGCTACAAAATTAGTGTTTTGTGATGGATAATTTGCTGTGCTAAACGCAGTAACTTGCACACCATTTACATATACTTTTACTCGATTTGTTGAAGTTGTTTGGGTTGTATCTATTGCAAATGTCAGCATATACCAAGCTGATGGGTCACGAAATACCTGCGTGGTGTTTAAATATAAAAGTGTGCTACCGCCATTTTCGCTGGCAAGTAACAAAGTGTCATCGCTATTAAATCTAATTTGCCAATAACTTGTTCCGCTTGAACCGCAAGAAAATATGTTTCTACTTGCCCCTAAAGAACCTCTTTTTACCCACAAATTGTATGTAAATAATTGCTGATTGCCAGAGCCAAAAGTTCTGTTTAGATAAGCATTAGCACTAGACCGAAAGCGTAGGGAGTTGGTTAGGTTATAACCGCCTGCGGAAGATAATAAAAGAGGACTTGCTGATCCTGGTACTATCATTTAACGTCGCCTGTAAATACGCAGTTAATCTTAGTGGTTGATACAACAAAATAAGCAATCATATCAACGGCAGATGCAGTTGTTGTTAAAGTTGGGGCAGTTCCACCCGCAAAATCCCAATACGATCCGTAAGCTAAGGTTCTACTGCCTGTGCCGTCTTGGTTAATGATAATAACACCCGACTGTCCAGCCACTAAATTGGTTGGGTTTGCTAGGGTTCTGTTTCCGGCAAGGGTGACAGAGAAGTTATTTGCCAAGGCAAAGTCAGGAGTAATTGTAGCCCCATCGGTTAATACAGAAATAGCACCGCGTTGTGCAGCCGTATAGGTTTGGGCTACGCTTGAAGGAACAGCCGCAGTAGCTTGGGTAGTAGTATCACTAAAAGTGATCGATGGGCTTGAGCCGTTAATGATTGTTGGCATTATTCTGCTCCTTCTGCTGGTAATGGGGTGTTACCTTCAGCTACCCATTTTAGGTAAGCTTGATAGTCGGTGTTGGCTGGGTCGAATGGGATGCAAGCACCATCATTGGTGCGAATTACGCTTTGTGGTTTTTCGTTAGTTATTGGGTGATTTGGTTGTAATTTATACATTTATAACTCCGCAGTTGCTGTTGCTTGACCATAACTACTTCCGTTGTAACCAAATGCTGCGTAATTGGAACCAGTGCTATACACCCCTACCGCCTCTGGTGATGATGGGTCTACTGTTCCCAAAGTTGCTCCTGCTATGGTCGGAGAAGTACGCATTGACGTTTTGAATATCCAATAAGCATAGTTTGCTACGGCACCATAACCGCTCCATATAGCCCTGTTTCCGTTTCCAATTCCCGGATAAGTTTGATAATAGCGTTGGCAAAGCTGTAACTCAGTTCCATAAGGTCTGTAATCAAAGCTAGTAGCTGTAGAGCCTACCTCTAATTGCACACCAGTAATATTGACCACCGCCCCTGAATTAGTAGTTGCTAAGTAAGTAGAGCCTGATGTACCACGAGCATCACCAGCAATCCATGAGCCAGCCGTTCCTTGAAAACTACTCCCGCAATTCAACATAATTGGGCGTACAGCAAGCCCAATCGCATTGGTCGCTCCAACCCAAGTTCCGCCTGTATCACCAGCAATAGTAGCTGTTACATAAGTCCAAGTATTTGCTGCCAAAGTGTAAGTAAATATATAAGTTCTAGTACCGCCAGCATTTGACAGATTCCCTGAATAAGTGCCAGCAACAGTTGATCTTGCCCAAAAAGATACAGAAACTGTTTTAGCATTAGCAGTTCCAAATCCTAAATCCGCAGTATTAAAACCTTCTATAAATTGAAAAAGACTGCTTCTATCGTTTGAACCAGAAGATGTTGTGCTAGTAACTGTAATGGCTGTAGAAAAATTAAAACCAGCGGGAGCAGTAGAGCTTTGCACCGCAGAAAGGTTAGCATTAACAACTTGAAGTTGAAACCTATCTACTGGGAATGATGCATCCGTAGTGACAGCAGAAGTGCCTCGCTGTGCAATCACCATCGCACCATTGATGACTCTATTCTTAAACCCAAGCCCCGAAAGATTAGCAGTTGTAGCTAATGTTCCCGATGAGTTGGGTAAAGTTATAGTATTCGCCCCGTTCTGGGTTTGAAACTGTAAATCACCCGAGTTGTCAGCTGTATTGACAAGCCCCGAGGTTGTTGTTGCTGAAATAATTGATGCCATTACGCTGCTCCTTTAGGATACTTAGCTTTGACCGCCAAGCAGTCAGCAATGTATTTATCAATCTGTGCTTGGTCACCCTTTACTATCGCATCGAGGTAGTCTGTGACTGGCGGATATTCTGCGGCTCGTTTAGCAATATAAGCATGAGCATCTACATAAGCCTGTACTGCGGCTTTATCGTATGCGACTTCGTTGCCGTCTGCATCGTAAGCTACATCACCATTAGTTGTAACGATTTGTGGATATAGTATTCTTAATGGGTCACTCATGCCGCTATCTCCATTGCCGTTAAAGTTGAACTGCTACCACCATAAGTATCAGAACCTCGTCTGCCTATCCAACAAGTTCCACCAGCAGAAGATAACAAACGAATTTGATATGTAATTGCTGATGTTGTTGCTGGAGAATCAAGTATGCTAAAACTTGTTCCATTATAAAAATCATTTGTATTTACAAAAACTACTGCGATTGAATTTTGTGTAGTTCCTGAAGTTCCCTGACCAATCAATGTTCCATTTCTTGATAAAGCAAAGTTAGCACCTGAACCTGATGCGGCACTAACAACTGGAATTGTTGCAACAACATATATTTTGCTTGTTGAAGAAATTGGCGTAATTGAAACAGATAAACCAGTAATATCTGTAAAAGAAGTTGATGTTGTAGAAAAAGAATCTACTTTATTTACACTAACCACTTGCAACACAGAACCAGTAGGTAATGCGGCTTTAGGAATAGACTGACCGCTAGATGCTGTGGTTAGAATTGTTCCTGATACGGCTGGTAAGGTCAATACAGTAGTACCAGCAACGGCTGGTTCTTGTAATGTAACGCTACCTGATGTTGAGCCTTGTAAGACAATAGACATATATTTTCCTTATAAAACGACCCATCTGCTGCCAGACGGGATAGTTACTGTTACGCCACTATCTATAGTAATAGGGCCAACGCTTTCACCACTGTAATTCGTAGACATCGTGTAGTTTGAAGAGATTACTTGTTTATTCTCATACACCGCTCCACCAGCTTGAGCACCACCAATCGAAGTCCAAACAGTACCATTGTACCCTTCATACTGGCCCAAAGTAGAGTTAAAACGAATCATCCCCACAGCAGGAGTAGGCTGCTGAACTGTAGTTCCAACAGGGATTTTTAGGGCGCCAGTGCCGTTAAACTGGGAATTTGCAGAAGCTGTTATAGCAGCAAAAGCATTAGTTCCGGTAAAAGTATTATCTGCGTCTAGTTGACTAAAGTTATTTAAACTAGCGGATGTAAGTCTTTGGGCAAATCCATCGCCAGCATTAAAGCCTAAAGCAGTTGTACCTTCTTGCGCTCTAACGACTGTTAAGTTATCCCCAGCTCTAGCGGTTACTTTTACTATTTCATAGTTACCTGCAGTATTGAATAAAGTGCCGTAGAAGTATTGCCCAGCAGATAAAGTTGGGAAAAGGGCACCCTGAGTTGAGGATAAAACAATAGTAGTAGCCGAGCTAAGTATACTAGCGGCTAGCGTACCTGTTGCGTTATTTCTAAACTGGGCTGGCATTAATCTCTCCTAATGCGCTGATTTTATATGAAATTTGGTCATAATATAACCCATCTTGACCCACTGGGGACAGTCACACTAACACCACTAGCCACGGTCATAGGACCGGCTGACATAGCAGAACTACCTGCAGGAATTGAATAACTTGTAGCAACAGTATTACTATTTACAGTCAAACCATTGCTAGAAACCATTGCCGTAGCTTGTAAATCCCCTGTACTAGGTTTATAGAGGTATTTAGCGTTACTTGTATAAATTGTAGTTGGGGTGCCTGATGTAGCGGCTGCAAATAACGGATATAAGTTAGTTGCTGTTGACGTATCGTTACTTAAAGCTGCGCCGCCTTGTACGCTTGCGGTAGATACAGCCGTCACCAAACCTTTACCGTTAACAGTAATAACTGGAACAGCAGTCGCCGAGCCAAATGATCCTACGTTAGAGTTTACGGTTGCTAGCGTTGCGTTAGTAATTGCCGTGCCAGTATTGCCAGACAGGGTTAAATCCCCGCCAGTAACTGATATAGAGCCGGAAACCGCTGCAGTTGAAACCGCAGTAATTAATCCTTTACCATTAACAGTAATAACTGGAACAGCAGTAGATGAACCAAATGAACCGGTATTAGAGTTTACAGTTGCCAGGGTTCCAACAGCAGTTACGTTTGTCGACCCGTTAAATGATGGACTGGTGTAAGCCAAATCCCCAGTAATAGCAATAGTACGGCCTGTTGTCAGGGTTGCTGCACTACCTGTAGTATTTTGATTTAGAGTCGGAACATCTGCTACAGCAATTGTTCTAAACGCTGGGGTTCCACCGCCGTTAGGGGCTGCGTAAAAAGTATTAGCAGCTTGTGAAGCAAAAGCACTAGTCCAGTTTGCAGATGTTAAAAGCCCTCGGCTGGTAGCCGAAGCTGATGGAAGGTTAAAGGTATGGACATCTGTAACGCTTGAAATATTAAAGTCTGTACCTGCTGTACCTACTGCAAACCCTTGAACTTGAGCGGTTAAGCCATTTAAAGCATTAAGGCCGGTAGAAAATGTAGTAATAATTTGACATAAATTACTATTTTCTGTGTGTAAAGTAATGGTTCTACCACTATGAATTACATATACCCTAATGGCTAAACGGTCGGTTACAGCTAAAGTAGTCTGGGGTACACCCAAAGAAGTTATATACAAATCGGTAGACGTACCACCTGTAATACCTTCGGGGTTTGTAGACCCACTTGCAATTAAAGTAAATGTTGTACCGTTGTATTTATAAAGTTCTAAATAAAACGCAGGTGAGCCGCCCGCAGCAGATGCACTAAAGTACATCTCCATATTCCAGTTGCCAGCAGGTATGTTTAGTAAAGAAGGGTCAGCAGCGTCGGTAATAAACTGAGCAATATATCCGTCAGCAGCAATAGTAAAGTTTGTTCCTGCCCCAAATATAGGGCTTCTACTCATCTCATAGTAAGTATTACCCCCGATCGTGCCTTGATTGACACTTCCGTTAAAATAATACGAAACAGACGCTCCACCGCCACCTGCAGTGCTACCAGTAATACTTAGGTTGCGAGTTGACCCCGTACCTGTAATGACAATAGAGCCATTATTAGACGTAAGAGTTTCAATCTTAGCGTTATTAAGATTTGTAAAGTTGGTATCGACCTCGTTATTAGTTAACGGCGATCCTTTACCAGCACGAGTAACAATGGTAGTCAAAATCTACCCCTTTATCCGTTTATTGCTTACGATATTGTAATGGTCCAGGTAACGCTTAAGGCGTCATCTACACCTTTATTTACTACAGAAAATACTGTACGGCAAAGCATAGTCCCGGCAGAAGAGGCATTAAAAATACCTGCTTCAGTAACAGCACCAGTACCTGTACCTGCTGGGAAAGTCGCAGTGTAAGATACCACGTTAGTAGTTGCTGTTGAAGTAGCCAAAGCTACACGACCTAATTCAGATCCAAGAGTAGTATCTCCAGGTGCTGCTGCTGTTGTTCCTGATCCAACGGCCATATGACTCATGACGTTAGCAGCAGCGCCAACCATGCGAGAAGCGACAAAGTTCTTACCAACGGTAACAACTAGGTTTCTAAAATCGTGTTCCTCTTTTACCTTGCCATCGGCACCGGTAACAACGACTCGCAAGGAGCCGGAGGCTTTTAAGTTTTCAGTTGCGTTCATTACAGCTCCTTACGTAAATGTGCGGGCTTGTCCCACATAATCTTCTAAAAAATAGGTTATATCGCAGTAGTCTTGCATGAGCAAACTGCCACTACTAGATAATACCGCATTATCCGACTTATTTGCCGCAAAAACAACTGTTTGCGTGTCAGATACCGTTAATGCCTCGTTTAGTACCTTAATAAGCAAGTACTGAATATTTCCATCCATCATGTCTTGAAGGCCTATGCTTTCAGACAAATTTTTACTTACAGCTAAAGTATCAGCATCAGAAACTACCGCTAAATCCTGTTTTGTTGATGGCTGAATAGTTAAAACAGTTGCATCAGGAGCATTAAGTACGTCAGTAAAGTTACGTATGTATACTTTAAATACTTGAACTGCTTCAACTAAAGTTACCGATTCTGCTATTGCTTTGCCAACCGCATAAGTTACTACATCTACAGGGGCATCTAGCGCATCTGCTAAATTCTTTATTGATGTTAAGCTAATTCCATCTGTTGGGGTTATTACCTCTACCCCTAAAATATCAGGGAAAGTTACAGCCGCACAGATATTTACGTCTAAATAACTGACACTAAAAGTAGGTTGTACATAAGAAACCTCGACTTTTACCGCTTGATCAGGATTAAGACATGTAAATGCCATTAGAAATCAGCGCGTAAAGTAAAGTTAAGTAAATCAAAAGCCGTCAAAATCTGGCCGTTAAAGCTCATCTCAATTTCACCTTGGTACTGTCCTGGCGGTACATCTAGCGTAGGCCCTGGAAAACCAAAACGAACAACCCCATTAACTGGGTCTACTTTAGAACAGGTTAAGGTAGATAAAACTGTAGTGCCTTGAAGTGCACGAAACTTAACAACTACTGTAGTGGTAGCCGCTGAAAGGTCAATTGGGTCACCAGTATTACGGTCGGTAAGGGTTAGCGTTACCTCTGGTAGATTGTCGTTTTGTACAATTTTTATAGTGCTCATGCCCACCTCTGGAATTCTGTTCTTGTAGAAGCTCGTGTGAGCCCCTTGTTCATCTGGATTCTAGCTCTGCTGATATGGTAATTAAACATCTTAGCAGCTTCAATAGCCCCTGCTTTGTCAGTGTAATCCTGCCGTGGTTGGGCCAATAAACGAGCCCTGGCACCCCAAGCAATAGCTTCTGCCCACTGTTCATAAATCTCAGAATCAATCTCTGTAGAATCCTGGGTTGGAGCTAGAGCGGTTCTCAAATACAACGCCCCTGGCTGGGTAATATATGGAATAGGTACTAAAAGAACTTCTGGTTTAATAGTTCTTGTGATGTATTGGGGTGATCCCTGTAACTGATCCCATGCCCCCATGCGGTATATATCTGCTAATTCATCAGGGCTTTTTGGGATAAGCAGTAACGTATTAAAATAAGCCTGAATAGGGCCTACCAGCTTAGTATCTGCTGGGGTATTAATTGCGTAATTTGCTTGCCCATTTACTATGTTAATAGCTGGAATGGTGTATTGCCAATAGTAAGTTCTTTCACAAAACTCGATACAAGCCTGTTTAATTGCATCAATGGCAATAAATTCAGATGCATCAGGTACATACTGCAGTACTCGAGGCAAAAACTGATCGTAAGAAACGGAAAAACCGTATGCCTGGGTCATGACTCAGATCCTGGTTTATTGGGGTCTTTTGGAGTAAAGTTTTGATTTGGGCTATTAGCCAGCTCGGAAGCCTGTTTAATTTGCATAGCGGCCATAAACGTCTGTAAATAGCCTGCTGCAAGCTGCAACCCTGGAGCATACTCTGCGTCTTTGCTGCAAGCTCTGTAAAGAATGTAATCTAATAACACAGGCTCAAAAGTATCACTAACAGAAATTACAGTACTTTCCGAAGTAATCATCGGTGGTACTGGGGAATAATTAAGCTGTACATAACCCTGTCCGTTATTAGGAGGGTATACATAAAATACAGTTTGGTCTTGTGCATCAAAAATGTAATGCTTAGGCATTGCAGATTTTGCGGCTGCATGCCAGTTTGGGCTAAAAGAATCAATAAGCTCTCTAGAAGTTAATCGAATTGCACGCCCTGGCGTAGAGCCATTTGTGCCCATGTATCGAGTAACTTCTAATAAAGTCCATCCGTCTGATGGAATATTCTGTCTAGTACCTGCAACTAGCTGGAATACGCTAACCTTATTGGTCGCGCTAGGGGACATAACAACAATTTGCTTTTGCCCTTGATTAAGCCAGTCTAGCAACTCAGCACGAGTCCAACGGGTATTGCCGATGTCAGTTAACTGAATCGATGCTTTATTAATTATAGATTGAG